AAAGACTTGACAAGTGTTAAAGTCTCGGTGTTGACCATTGAAATCAATGAATTGTTTTTTCTTCTGGTTCCATTTCATTAAATGCCTGGACAATTAATGATTTGATTTTATCATTTAGTTCTGATTGAACTTCTTTCTCAAAACCATCTTCTGCATCCATCTTAATGAGATTATCCACAGAGTTCTCATAATATTCAGCGAAGTCACCACTTGGTGTTGTGATAAACAAGATATCTTTGCTGTATAAAATAACTTCATTCTTTTCTACCAATTGAACTGGTAAAAAGAAACTAAGAATGATGTGTGAAGTCATTCCTCGGTCTGTTACATCATATACCATAGGATTGGTCAATAGATAATTGCCCTCCATAATTTCTTCAGTAACACTGATGATGTCACTTCCATTTTGTAGTCGGACGAGTTTTACATTGCTCATTTTTTTAGTCCTATCTTATAAGTTTTAAATGGAAACTTCTCTTCCGTATATATCTTCACCCGTTCCACGAAGTGCCGCAAAGTAAAATTCATGTGTTTGCCGACTCGCATGTCGTCTGCAATGTCATAGAGAGTTGCTTGTTCTTTTCCACTAGATTGGCGTAAGCCACGTCCAATACTTTGTAAGTTACGCACACGTGATTTAGATGGGCTTGCAAATATGATATTGTGAAGATTGCGTATATTAATGCCAGTACTAAAAGTCCCGTAAGAAGCCACCACAATTGCGTCATTTTCTATCTCCATAATCCTTCTGATTTCTTCTCTGTCCGCAGTATCTGTTCCGCCGTGGACAAAGAAAACTTTTCTATTACCAATCTTTTCGGTATTCTTAATAAGATTATAAAGGTTCTTGCCATGTTTATCAACCATTTGATATAATATGAGCGTATTATTACCTAAACTAACCGCTAGATTTTTAATGAATTTGTTTCTAGCTTCACATGCAATTAGGTACTGAATCTCAGATTGATAATCTGCTTTCTTCATTTCATCACAAACATCATCTGGATGTTTCAATATCAAGCATTTAATTTCAAACGAAGAAGCAATCTTCTTATCAATCATCTCCTTAGTGGTGATTACCTTCTCCACTGGTCCAAATAAGCCCTCTAATACTAACTTGTGCGTTTTGGTGCCGTCAAGCGTTCCGGTGAGTCCTATGCGATATTTGGTGTTAACACATGCAGTTAGTATTGAAGTTAATGATTGTGCTTTGAATAAGTGTGCTTCATCACCAATGATATAATCAAACTGTTCAAAGTATTGGGATGGCATTTTATATAATGACTGCCATGTAGATATAGTTACAGGTAAGTTTGTGTGTTTATCTTTACCTTGGTAAATTTTGTGTACATTTTTTTCAGAATCCCAACCATAATCTTCAAAATCTTTAGAAAGTTGTTCAACCAATGATGTAGTTGGAACAATAATAAGACCCTTGAGTTGTTGGTAATCAAAGAGTTGTCTCACCAACATGTAAATGATTAGAGATTTACCTGACGCCGTTGGTGAAATTAACATTGCACGGCGACTTTGCATTGCATGAACAAATGCATTGATTTGGTGGTCGTGAACCTCAAATGGTAGACCTAAAGTTTCAATAAACTTTTTAGCATGATATAAAGAGAATTCATCTTCCACAAAGTTGTGTGAGAAAGCATAATCTCTTTCAGTGCAGAATTCTTCAAGGTAACTCAATAGACCAATGTAGAGATGATTGTTTCTTAGGTCAAATAAACGAATCTTTCCGTCCCAGATTCTGTTTCTGAATGCTGGAACAAACTGGTGACCAGGAACAAAGAATGTGAAAAAGTCTGACAACTCCTGTGCCACATGACGTTCACACTTTACTTTGAGATAAACCTCGTTTAATTTGGTTATCTCTAAATGTTCTTTATTGTCCTCCAATGAATCTCTCCCAATCAATATAAGATTTCAATTCCCATGCACGTTGTTTGATTTCACCCATGATAGATTCTACCACAGATACAACTTCCTCGTGGTAAATCTTTTTCTCTAGTAGTTTGATTAGGTCTTGGTCGGATTCCAAGTAGAATGAAATGTCAGACTTGAGTGTGAAACGGAATGGTTCCCAGCCTTGTTCATCAAGTTCTTCTTGTGACATTTTGCCAGTATAGTATTCCCATTTGAGTTTACGCATACGCAAGTAATCAAAGTTGGCTTTCTTTGCAGCCATCTTATGTTTGATTAGAACATCAATATACTTACTGTGTAGCTTTGGGATTTTTAGGAGTTCTTTGCCCGGTTCTGTTTGGTCAATATCGGCGTCAGATTCCCAGGATTTTAAGATTTCATCAAGTTTGTTCATAATATAAAGTTAAAATTAAGCGTTTGTTATATCAAAATACTCATATCTAAAAACAGCTTCTGCCGTTATAATTGTATCCGCAGACTGTTGTGTGTCAAACTGTACGTCAGAAAGAGATACAGGAAACATTCTGTGGAAGTTAATTCTCACTAATGGATTATTTAGTGCACTCATAATAGTGAGTGTTGAATCTGAATAGTAACTTGGTTTTGGATTGTTTGCATTCTGTAATGCATTATAAGTTGCACGGTCATTCAAGTTTGTTGGTGCAGCAATTGCTAAGAACCATTTGTACAACTCCGACCATGATGTAAGGTCTTCATCAATATAAAATGCAACCTTAAATTCATTATAAGATAATTTATTACCAGCAACAGGAACATCTAAAAATGGTGTATTGAATTCAACATCACCTAATGTTACACCAGGAAGATTTGCTGTGTGACAAAAATACTGAACCGTTGGCAATCTGTTAAATGCCAATATAAACTTTGACGGTTGTAGAAAATTGGTATTAGAGGGTGTTCTGTTTAGTGCTGTCATACCTCTATTTATGACAACAAAAAACCGCCCGAAGGCGGTTCTTATTTACTTAATCTGTGTACTAAATGACACAGGCACATCAACCTTTACGGGTCTATTAAAAAGTCTTAGAACCAGATTTGATACTGGCTCTTGAACTAATCCCATAATATATCGTAACATATTATTTTACTTCAACAGACAAAGTTGCTGGAACATCAACTGTAACTTCAGGTGCTGGTGCGGGTGCTTCTTCAGCAACAGGTGCAGCTTCTGGTGCAACTTCTGCTGCTGGAGCTTCTGCTGGTGCAGGTGCTTCCTCAACAACTGGTGCTGCGATTGTTACTGAACCAGTAACTGCTGTACCCAATGGGTTTCCAGATTTATCAACTGTTTGTGCTGTGATAGCAAATTCACCTGGACCAACGTCAGCAAATTCTGCAACGTATGGTGCGGCGGTCAATGTTTGGTCTGGGAAACCAGCCAAAGAAACTTTGATACCTGCGGTTTCTGTACCGGCAGGGAATTGTTGTGCTTGTGCAACAACGGTAACGACTACTGTAGACATAATAACTCCTTTATAAAGTATTGTGGAAAATCCACACAAATATATTTAGGTTGGAACATTGTTTCCAATTCATGACAAACAAATCTTTACACACTTCCATCCTTTGTGTTGTTTCAATATGCCTTGGGAAACTTTGACCATATTTCCTTGGTCTAAACCGTTGTTCTTACAAAATTCTCTTAAATTATTGATGGTGTGTGTTGTGCCTTGGGGTGACGTTACGTTCCAACTTTTTGATAAAGCTTTTGATACGGAATCTTTTTGTGACTGTGGTTGTTTAAACCCTATTCTACTTAATCTCAATTTCTCAACATCATATACACCAGAGTTCCACCTTTGTTTTGCCTTATCACTATTTTTTTTGTTTGATTCTATTGTGTGTTTATCAAACCCACCATCCAATCCATTTTCGTTTTTTAAATTTGCCCATTCTGTTGATTCCACAATGTTGTTGTCTTTTGAAAAATTCAAAGCAAATTTTTCCAAATCATTCTTGTCTGTGAATAGTTGACACCAAATTGTTTCAACATGTTGTTCGCCGTGTTTTTTGATATGTTTTTTCCAATATTTACCTGATCCCAGGTATTCTATTGGACTTTTTTTGGTCGTTTTACCAAAATATTTCAATTTGGTTAATGTGTGCTGCTTTATGTACAGATATGTTGGTTTCATTTTAATAATTGTTAAGAACTATATGTATTTATAAAACAAAAAAAGGGAATCTTGCGATTCCCTTTTGAATTGTCACTCTTTTTGGTGACTTTACTATATTTTTACATATAGTTTTAAACCATCACATTAGGTTTTTAACTGCGAACAGTCTATAGTATACGTTAGATTGAGCGTAAATACGACCATTACCAGCGTTCAAGCCTTCTGCAAATGGGTTTGCAACCATACCGTAACGGGTTTTGAAACCAATTTTTGGTTGGAAGGTGAATTGGTCAACTGCACGAACCATTTGTAGAGGAACGTATGGGCAGTAGAACAAACCAGCGTCATAAGGTGAAGAACCTTTATAACCAACTGTAACCAATTCTTGGTTAGATGTGTAACCGCCATAATATGGATCAATGTACACTTTGATACGACCATGCAACATACCAGCAAATGTATTGCCTGTATCGTCAACTTGTAGGTCAGCTTGTAGAGATGGAGTGTAAGACAACACACCAGCCATAGCCATAGCGGAAGCAACGTCTGAAGAAACAATCAGAACGT